TCTAAGCCTAACTGGTTCATCAATTGGTGTAGGTCTTCCACCTGTTTCTACTTCTTTTATTTTCCTTACATGAATATCAGAAAACATCCATTCACTAGGATGCTGTGTATATCTATGTATTGTAAATACATCATCTGCTCTATTACCCCATTTACCCCCACCTTCTACATCAGCCATACTTGGTGGCATAGGTAGTCCAGCATAATCATGGTCTTTAGTGTGTACTTTTCTAAGTGCGTCTGTTACAGCGTGAGTGTTTAACCATATAGAAACATTATTGTTTTTACAAAACAACCTAAATTCACTCGCTACCTCGTAATCATACTCGTGAGAGTTTATACCTCTTAATAAATTTCTATCTTTATTTAAGGAGTTATAAGGGTCTATTAGTAGTCCTTCGTAGTTAAATTCTTTTTTAATTTCTTTTGCTTCGTCTAAAAGCCTTTTATAGGTATAAGCATCTGACACATCTATTATTTTAAAATACTCATTAACCCAAGACAATGTGCCTTCTATTTGGTCATCTGTCATTTTACTAATAGGTGTGCCTGACTTAAACTCCACCAATTTTCTAGCAATACTTTGTGGTGTGTTTTCTGCCGAAAAGACTAGCCATTTAATTTTGTGCTTTATTGAATACAAAAGCATTAAGTAAATAATAACAGTTGTCTTACCTACGTTTGCATGGCCAATAATTATATTAAAATTACCTTGCTTAAATCGTATATGTTCGTCTATTTCTGGTACATTTATAGTTAAGCCTTCTTTTACTCGGCCATACTTTATGTCTAATATACCTTCTTTTAAGTTGTTTATTTCTGCTAACATAAAAAAAAAAGGGGAGCGTCAACTCCCCTTGTAATTAAAAAGCTAAATCGTCAAAAGTGCTTTGTGTTTGTCTTTGTGGGTTTTGTTCTGAGTTTGTTACTTGTTCTACTTTCTCAGCATTTACAATTTTACCGTCATTCCAAACAACTTTGCCGTTGCCAAAATAAACTCTATTAGACTTGGCCTCACGCTCTTCTTTTGTTTGTGATATATATATACTAGCGTTTTGTCCATATTGGTTTGTATCATCGCCTATTGCAATAATAGCATTTAAATACTTACCGTCTTTTACTTTTGTTTTATCTATTTTAGATAGATCTAAACTAATGTTTACTAATCCTGCCATAATTTATGATTTTAATAGTTGTTCTTTTACTGTTTTACTTATTTTATACTTTCTTTGTATTTGCTCAATTTTACCGCCTTCTTTAATAAATTCTAAAGCTTTACTAAATTCTGGTGTATTTAAGTTTAGCCACTTTTGTGGACTTGCTTTTACTTCATTTACAGTTGCATTACCATCATCATCTTCAGCTTGTAAAGCCAATAATGATTGAAGTGTATAACGTCTATAATAAGTAATTGCGCTACCTAATTTTTGAGGGTCATTTATTTCAGGTAAAAACATAGAAGACTCTATACTACCACCTTCAGTATCTACAATAACACTTTTAACTTGACCGTCTTGAATAGGTTGTATTAACACCAAACTTTGCTTTTGCAATAATGGCATTACTTGTTTTAATAGTGAGTTAATATCAAAATACTTAGAATTATAAAACGGGTTCTTTGTGTCTTTAGATATTGCTCCTATTTCTGCCTGAACTTTTAAAAGCTTACTATATATATTAGTTTCCATTTTCTAGTACTTCTAGTTGCGCTAATAAAAATTGATTTGTATTTGTAAGTCTTTCGACTTCTTGTTCTAATGCCATAATTCTAGCATTTTTTAATCGTATTAAATCTTCTGTATGTGTCATATAAATTAAATTTTGAGTAAATATATAAAAACTTTTTAATAAAAAAAAACCGGCAAATATAAATCCACCGGCTTTTCAAACAGACACAAACAGAAATTACTCTAATAATTTTATTTTGTTTTTATAATAATCAATTTTTTCTAATAAATCGGAGTTAGATAGTTTAACTATATTTTTAGATAAATTTAAAAGCTCTTCCGCAATACCTTCTCCAAATTCATTATCTAAATTTAATCCAAATTTATATTGTTCTCCATATCTAAATACGTTACAAGCTGCACATTGTACTTGGCAATTAGTTTCATGCCACCTAGTTGCATAATGTTTTCTTGACTGAAAATGTCCACACTGTAATTTTTTCCAATGGTCTTCTTTTCCACATGTGAAACATCTTGTGACCCCTTGATAGTCTGTATTTCGTCGTCTAATATATTCACTAAATAAATTATCTAAACGTTTTACTAATTGACTTCTTGTAGGCTTTTTCTTTTTCACTTAGCATTGGTTTATCAATAACATATCTCCTAAGTCTCTATCTAAATTCTTTATAGCTCTATAAATTATTCTAGATTTTTTTTTAGTTTCATTTCTATCAGTCTTAGTAGAGTCACTACCTAAATTAGTATACATTATAGCATCTAATTCTAATAGCCTATCTATTTTTTCTTTGTCTGATATTGTTTTGTAGTTTAAAATTTTATTAACCATGTAATCTGTCATTTGAGTAAATATAATAAATTAGAATAAAAAATAAAAAAGAAAAAGGGTAAAAAGAAAAAACAAAAAAAACCAGGTAAAAAAAATAAAAAAATTTAATTACCTGTTCCAACAATCGTCCATCTTTATTAGGGTATTGAAGTTCTTTTGTCAAAAGTATAAAAATTATAATTACCTGTAAAGATAAGTTATTAACTATTTGTTTTTAAATTTTTCCCAAGTCCTACCAACAAAATAAGCTCCGTATACAGTTATTAACAAACTTTGGAAGATCGGTATATATTCTTTTTGAATTGTAAAGTCTGCTATATTGCCATCTGTAAAAGCAAATAAAGTAAACATAGTCGTTAAGAATATCAATACCATTGGTCTTATGTTTTTAGATAAAAAAGAATCTGATTGCATATCAAACTTCCAGCGTTCAGTCACTTGTTGTTGTGCATCTTTATCAGCTTTCTCAAGTAGCTCTTGAACCATTCTCTTGGCTTCTAAGCGTTCTTCGTCTGTTGTTGTAAGGTTATCTATTATTTTCCCAATATCCTTTATTAGACCGCCCGAAATAAATTGTATTATCTTTTTCATTAGTATGTCCACATTACACCATTAGACTTGTCAGGGTCTATATCAGCGTGAATAAAAGTTTTTGCTACTCCTATCCTGCTGAATCCTACATCTAAAAGGCAATTAATTAAATCAAATCTATCTATACTGTTATCACAAGCTATGTCAACTGCAAGTCCTTTAAGGTGGCTGCTATTCTCTGCACCTCCAACAGCTTCATTGTGTGCAGGTGTTCTGAAACCGCTATTTATGTGTATAGGTTTGTCAAACTTATCACGTACATCATCTAACATATCAAGTAATTCTTTGTCCATTAGTTGACCGCTACCTTGTACGTCAGGGCTATCAAACTCACTATAATTAAAGTACCTCACTTTTTCTTTTTCATTTCCCACCACTTCTGAATAGTATATCCTATCGACACCACAAGCAATAAGATTTTAAGACTATCTTCCAAGACATTAAAAGTGCTTACGGTTATTGCCGATAGGTTAAGAATATATACTCTCAAAGTAGTTAAATCCATAATTAGTTGCTATAAGACCACCCTGCAAAAGTGTGGACACCGTTACCTTCTTCTATCTCTATTTCTTTAGAAACCCATCCGTATGGATAATCAATTTCCGTTACAGCAGGTGTTACTACGTTACCATCTTCGTCAAGTACAGCAGCTTCTACTTCTTCTGTAATCTCTGATGCTCTCCATAGAACGTCAACAGAATACATATCACTACTAATGCCTTCCGTTACTACTTGCCCATCGTCATCGTATGTAGGTTCTGTAATCCACAAATAGCCTAACTTAACAACTGTATGGCTGTGTGATGGGTGTTCGTTCCCTTCCTCGTCTTCTTGGTGTGGTAGAGCAGCTATTCTTGTTTCTGCTAACTCTTGAGTTTCAAATTCGTATTTCTTAAATATATATTTCATTGTATTAAATTAACTTGTTAATGCTGTTAGTTCTGCTGGTGTTAATGCGGTGTTGTAAATTTTATAATCCTTTATCTTTCCGTAAAAAATGTTATTTATTAAACTGTGGTTACCAAAGCTAATTTTACTTAAATCATCTCCCATGACATTACTAATTGTATCAACATCTATTTGTGTTCCGTTTATATATAAATAACCATTTGACGCATTAAAAGAAGCTGCAACTTTATTAGTTTGAGTAGTATCTGTATTTGGTGCTGCAATACTAAAATCTGTTGTGCCGAGAGAGGAAATTGTAAACGTAGATATTTGATTACCAGTTAACTGTAATACAAACCTATCTGTACCACTCCCATCGTTTATAGTAATTGACTTGGTTGCACTATCATTCGCAAGTGATTCTACTTCAAGATAAAAAGCCATTGCTTGTCTATTAAACAAACTTGTAAGCATATTATCTTGCACTAAAGTTTCCCCACTCCT